ACAATTAGTAATAATGTTACATTTGATAATGACTTAACATTTAATATTAATAACAGTAGTTCAACAAATGTTTTCCAAGTACTTGGTGCTACAGGTAATACAAGCATAGGCGGCACATTAGATGTTGCAGGTGTATTTAATTTAAACAATACTACATCATCAACTAGTACTGGTACAGGTGCATTAATAGTTGACGGTGGTGCAGGTATTTCTGAAAACTTAAATGTAGGCGGTAACCTTACACTTACAGGTGATTTAATAATTAACGGTACAACCACAACTGTAAACAGTACAACTGTAACAGTTGATGATCCAATCTTTACACTAGGCGGCGATACTGCACCAGGCAGTGACGATAGCAAAGATAGAGGTATTGAATTCCGTTACTATGATAGCAGTGCAAAACTTGGTTTCTTTGGTTATGATAATAGCACATCAACATTTACATTCCTTACAGATGCTACAAACTCTTCAGAAGTGTTTAGTGGAACTGCTGGTAATGTTACTTTTGGTGGTATTACTGGTACAAGTTTAAACACACATACTATTCCAGGTGGTACAGGCACACTAGCATTAACTAGCGATTTACCATCTGCACAAACACTTACATTTAGCGGTAGTACATTAAGTATTTCAGGTGGTAACAGTGTTACAATAGATACATTACCAAGTCAAACAAGTCATGCAGGTAAGTTTTTAACTACAGACGGTACAACTGCTACATGGGGTAGTGCAGGTTCATTACCAGCATTAGACGAAGCATGGGGCGACATAACAGCATCTGCAGATGGTAGTGTTGACTTAGGATCTATAGATGGTGTTACATCTATATTTGAAGATTTAGACATACAACAAAATATTACACTTTCATTAGCACAAAATAGTGCATCAGGTTCAGGTTCACTTACACATAATGAATTAACTGGAATATTAACTTTTACTCCACCTGATATTACTGGCGAAGTTGATACACACTTAAACGTAAGTGGTGCATCAAGTGGTCAAATATTAAGTTGGAACGGTTCAGATTATGCTTGGGTGGCAGATCAAACAAGTACTGGTAATATAGATGTTGTTACAGATACTACACCTCAATTAGGTGGAAATTTAGATGCACAATCAAACGAAATTACAAATGTAGGTAAACTAGAAATAACAAACACTACTACAGACGATAGTTTATTACTTACAACTACTGCAAATTCAAGTACTGCGGCTCCTGTATTAACTTTTAAAAGAAATAATTCAAGTCCAGGAGATGCAGATTATTTAGGACAAATTAAATTTAAAGGCGAAAATGACGCTGATCAAGAAGTTGTGTATGCAAAGATTACTTCTAAGATCCTAGATGCAACTGATTCAACTGAAGATGGTTTAATTGAATTTGCTACTAGAAAAGCAGGTTCAAATACTGTAACTGCAAGATTACGTTCTGATAGTTTTCAATTATTAAATGGCACAGGACTAACGGTTGCAGGAGATACTACATTATCAGGAACATTAAATAATCATACACTACCTGGAGGAGCAGGAACTATTGCATTAACAACTAGTTTCTCAAGATTCCATAGTTCAGTACAAAGTGTTACAAGTGCTCAAGAAACTACTAATTCAAGTTCAACAGTAGCATATACATTTTCAGAATTAACCAATGCAGTACACTATAACGTTTATTTAAATAGAATGTTATTAAGACCGACAGAGTTTTCTGTTTCAGGTACAACTGTTACTATTTCATCTGGTGTTTTAGCAGAAGATGATGAATTAGAAGTTACAGGTTTTACTAGTTAGGAGTAGATGATGGCAAGGAATAGAAAAAGAAAAATTAGAATTAACGGACAGTTAAGAGACTTTGAAGATTTAAAAACTTTAAAAGCAACAGAATTAAGAATAGGTGAGTCTGACGAAAAAGATTATAAAGCACTACGTTGGAGATATAAGAAAGACGGAGATGTAGAATTAGTCGAAGATGATGGCAATCTAGGAGATGATGATATTGTTTTTGGCGGAAGTAAATCAGATATTAGACGTATTGAAGATATTGAAAGAAACGTATCTATCCTAGCAACAAAAATAACAACTACAGATGGCGCCGCTAAAGATAGCGATGATGATGCATTTGGTCAAATCTTACCTAAGAAAACACGTTTTAAAAACGAAGTGCGTTTTTCAGATGATACAAGATTTGATACAGGAAGTATTATTGACTTTAGAGGTAGTGTTAGATTAGATGGTCCTTTAGTTATTGGATCAGCCGCACAAGAAGTTATAGAAGATCTTGTTGGTGATATGGTATCTACAAATTTATCATACAATGATACGGCCGGTACTATCACAGCAGGTGGCGGAATAAGTAATGTTGTAGAAGATACTACGCCTCAATTAGGCGGAAACTTAGACGCACAATCAAATAATTTATCAAATTTAGGTACAATAGGATTTGCAAACAGAGCCTTTCCTATTCCTCAAGTAACAGAATCACAAAGAGATAACATTTCAAGTCCACAAGATGGATTTATGATAATGAATACTACTGATACTAAATTACAAGTTTATAGAAACAATGCATGGGCAACTGTTGGTAATAAAAATCCTTCATGGTCTACATCATCAGGTAGTCTCGCAACAATATTTGATTCAACAAGAAGTAGTTTTAGTGGTGTTACAGTTACGGCAACAGATGAAGATAGCGGTACTTTAACATATGGGTTATCCTCAGGTACTTTACCATCAGGATTAAGCCTAAACACTTCTACAGGTGCTATTACCGGTACACCAAGTGCAGTAGGTTCAGACACAACATCAACATTTAGTATTACAGCAACAGATGCAGATGGTGGTACATCTGGTGCAAGATCTTTTAGTATAACAGTAAAAGCACCGGTTGTATTAACTTACAACTATACAAGAACAATACAAACTTGGACTAAACCTTCAGGACTTACAAGCATTAATGTTGCTATGTGGGGAGCAGGCGGAGGCGGCGGTAATCCAAGCGGACAAGGCGGAGGCGCAGGCGGTCACACATATGGAACCGTTAATGTTAGCAGTGTATCATACCTTCATGTAATTGCGGGTCAATATGGCGAAGGTGAAAATGATTATTTTAATGACGGTAACGGTAATGGTTGCGGTGGAGGATTAAGTGGTATCTTTACATCATTTGATTCAGACAGATCGGCAACACATGGCAGATCCGTACTGATTGCTGGCGGTGGCGGTGGCGGTGGTAACAACGGCGGCTATCCTGGTTCAGGTGGTGGTTCGTCAGGTGTTACAGGAACAGGCGGCCAAGGTGGCGGCGGTGGTTCACAAAGTGCAGGTGGTTCAACTGCTTCGTCAGGCGGAACGTGTACTTCAAACTGTACTGCTCAAGGATTAAGAGGTGCTAACGGTTGTGGCGGATCAGAACGTGATGGTGGCGGTTCATGGCCTAGTATGTATTGGGGTGGCATATGGTCTGCAGGAGCAGGCGGTAATGGTTGCAATGCTGGCGGAGGTGGCGGAGGCTACTACGGCGGCGGTGGAGGCGGTGGTTCTCCAAACGGTGGACAAGGCGGTGGTGGCTCAGGCTACATTGGCGGTCACTCAAATGCTCCAGTAAGTAGTGCATCAACATCATCAAACGGAAACAGTAGAACACCAGCAGGCACAGGTCATGCAAAATATCCAGGTAGTAGTATCGGGTATGGAGCCAGCGGTGCAGAAGTCAATGGCTACAACGGTGCTGTGGTAATTTGGTATTAAGGATTTATTATGAGAAATATTTATAAAGCATTAAAAAGTTTAAACATAAGCAACTATGCTCTAGCATTTGAACCTAAGACCGAAGAAGAATTTAATACGGCATTTACAATTAACTTACTAGATGAAAATGGAGCACCAACTTCAACTTCATCAGATACTAATGATTTTGGTGTAACTTGGGCACAATTAGAAACAGCAGATAAATTAGTATCATTGAGAGAAGTAAGAAATAAATTATTAGCAGAAACTGACTGGATGGGTAACTCAGATGTTACTATGTCAGATGAATGGAAAACATATAGGCAGACGTTGAGAGATATTACGAATACCTATTCGTCTTTAGAGGATGTAGTCTGGCCAGAAAGACCAGAGTAATGGAAAACATATCATGGAAAAGTGCGTTTGAAATCGCATCTAATTACAATAACACAAATTCAGTATCATTAATTGTTTTTATTGACGATTGTTGTCCTGATTGCAACGGATTTGTAAAAGACTTACCACAACTAGAAAACGAACATTATAAAGTTTACATAGTATCAGATGGCAACGATATGCCTTTTAAACCTGTAAATTATCCAGTAGGATATCTATATGTTCCTGGTCAGAAACCTATTACTAGATTCTACGAGAATGTTCCAATATTTGCAGTTATAGAAGAATCTAAAAAACATATACAATTAATGATAGATAACAATGACCTTAAGACAAATACATAATTCACCAGATACTAAAATTTTCTTTGACACAGTAAACAAGTGTGTAATAAAAGAATGTGAAAATTTAAAAATAGAAAATTTAAAACGTTATATGGAATTCCAAGAAACAACACCATATGTTGTAAAAGTATTAGATATAATAGATGATAAAACATTTTCAATGGAATGGGTTTCTGATATAGCAAGTATGGTACACCCTTTCTTGAGTTTTCATACAATAGAAAAGTTAGCAGATCATGTAAATGTTGATATTACACATGATGAAATACTAATACGTCAAATGAAGAAAAATGATTTGTTAGAGTTGATATCAACTTGTAATACAGTATGGACAAAAGCATTAGATTTTAGTAAAAAATTACCAGGAGAAATGATGTGGACTAATGGTGATTTTAAGTTAAGTAATATTGCAGTAATAAATCAGGATAATAAATTATCATATAAAATACTAGATCCAGATAGTTGGGAAGTATTACCTGGATTTTCTAGTGTAGAATCCTATTATCAGTGTCAATTTCAACTTGCATTTATAAGTCAAGCATTAATTAACAGGATTTTTAAATAAATACATTATATGAATATACGAGAGGATGTTACTAAAATGGCGGAAGTAGAAAAGAAAAAAGTTAATATTGAACTAGAAGTTGACACTAATGTTGTTGATAGTTCAAAAAATAGATACCAAGGCTTAATAGACCTTGCAAAAGCAGTAGATGCATGGAGAATATTTCCACGTTTATTTTTAAGTGTTTATATTTTCTTGCTATACAAAACAGTAATTTGGTATATGAATTTACCAAATCCATCACTAGAACAATCAGGATTAATTAGTATTGTTGTAGGTGCTGGAGCGGCTTGGTTTGGTTTATATGCAGGAACAGGTAAGAAATCATAATGAAACAATATGGACATGATATAACGTTAGTGGTCAAACAACAATTACCAGAATCTGAAATAGAGACATGGTTAGATTGTGTAGAAGAAATTGGTCCTGAAGGAGTAATAGCAGGCACTACTGATATGAAAGACAACGAAATTGTCAGAGAAGAAGTAGTTGAGCATTACGACTATAATGAGGACGAGTGGCGTTATATCATTCCTCTTACTAGAAACGTAACACAAAAAGAAGGCAAAAAAATTGTAGATGAATGGGCAAGTTATTATTCTAATGATTTTGAAATAACAAGTTCAAGCAATCCAGTTAGTCCAATAGAATTTGCTGACTTTGATGTTGTTGACGTAGATGAATATTATGAAAGAGAATACCAAAAAACTACAGAAGAAGCAGTTCATAATAAATGGGTTATGGCACAAATTGGCGAAGGCTGGAGATTAGGTGTTACTTATAATAAAGAAAGCAAAATATCACCTTTTATAAAAGCATGGCACGAGTTAACTAGCAATCAAAAAGATAAATTGGAAGAATATAAAAATGACTAAAACCAAAGAACAAATTGTAGAAGAAATTAATAAAATGGTTACTGAAAGAATACAACCTGCAGTCGCTGAACATGGCGGTGAAATAAAACTTATTGATTTTGATATGGAAACAGGTGATGCTTTAATGCTATTATCAGGTTCATGTTCAGGTTGTGCTAGTAGTTCAGCAACATTAAAAATGGGTGTTGAAAATATGTTAAGTCATTATATACCTGAAGTAAAAAAAGTTACAGGTATGGATGATCCAAACTTTAATAATCCTTATTACACTACTAATCCTATGAATGACGGTCGTGGTTATGCTACATACGACTATGATGATGGTATGGAATAATACCGTTGACAAATCTTACTTTATCGTATATGATGTTAGTATATGAAAAAGAAGAAAACCAAACAATCTAAGAAAACAATAAAACCTACTAAAATTGGTAAGAAACCTATAACTCACGAAAAATGGTTAGAAGGTTATTGGAAATGGCGTAAACAAAACGGTGAATTACTAGAACGTTACTACGACTATGACCAATAGTATCAATAGACACTATTACTAGTGGTTGACAAACTCAATACCCTATGTTATATTATTACTATAACTATGGAGGAGTATATGAGTGAAAATACAAAAACATACATCACTATGTTTGTAATGTGTCTGATCATATCAGTCTACGTCAAGTTTGGACACGAACCGTTAATTAATGCAACTATTAATTGGATGGGTCTAAATTAGAGGTTGACATATCTTTAGTTATAGTATATAACTAATATATTAACTTAATAATAATAGGAGATATTATGTCTAAATCAAAAGCAATTGGTTCAAAGTATTTTAGAGTTGGATCACAAAATCAGCAAATCCTTGCAAAGTATTGGGGTACAGGTAAGACTTTCACTACTGAGGATTTATCAGATAGTTTAGATATTGCATCACCAGGTGCAAGATTAACTGAGTTGAGACAAGCAGGTTTTAACGTTAAGGCAAAAGCAATGGAGACAGGTGCTCCAGGCAGACAGCCAATGACATACTCTATTCCAAGAAGAAGAGTATCTGCATAATTTATAATATAGTGCCTCCTCCGGGAGGCACTATGTTTTCTTTTTATTAGGAGGTTCAAATGACAATGCATTTAGTTAGAGGTATGTCGTCTCTTAACACTAAAAAGAAAAAATCCAAAAAACTTACATTAAGTAAGATAGCAAAATATCAAGAACAATTAAAAGAACACAATAAGTTTATGAAACGTAATGGGTGTTCAACTATGGACTTACAAGAGTTCATTGCTTATTGCCAAGGCAACTACAAGCCTAAAAGTAAGCCACAAAACAAAGAATTCAAACCCTTAAAGCAAACTGATACATGGACTAGAGAAACAACATACGTTCCTAGTAAAAATACCAAAGACAGTTTTGCTCCAGCAACTAAAAAAGAGTCTATGCAATACACAGGTGAACGTAAACTTGTTGGTATTGCTATGATGCACAAAAGCAATCTAGTACCAGTATTTGCTGATGATGACGATAAAACAGGGTCAAAACAAGCCACTGAAATAGCACAAATGAGAAGAAATTAACAATTTTATTGTTTTTTCTTGCATTTTCTGGTTGACAAGTAAGATGTCTTACTATATACTGTATATATAGTTAGAAATTAGGAGATCTTATGTATAATACTCAACTAGAACTTTTCACAAATAATTGGGCAATCAATAGTGGTTTCACACACATTCAAGAACAATTAGAAACACTATTACCTTTTGAAGGTAAAGTTGAACAGTCTCAGAGTGCTAATAAGCAACTTGAAAAGTTTAGAAAAGCACAGAATTTACTATACGATCTTTTTAACAATGCTCTTGGAAACAGGAGAACAGAATTCAGAAACTTTTTTGGTTTTGTTCCACTTCCAGGATATGGTCATCAATATGAAATTAGTCAAGTAAGATGGAAACAGATTGAAGATGAAATGGAACCAATCTTTACTGAAATCATGTTAGCGGCCGCTAAAGAACAGGGGGTTAAATAATGCAGAATATAGAATCACTAACAGAATTATTTAAGAGAGATACTAAAGGTAAAGTTAGAACATGGACCGTACAATACGGTTGGGATAATGATAACGTTGCTGGTATTAGAACTATTTCTGGTTTAGTAGATGGTGAAAAAATTACAAGTGTTTGGAATATGAGTGCTCCAACTAATGTTGGTAGATCAAATGCTAGGAATACATTTGAACAAGCAAAGTTTGAAGCACAAGCAGAATGGGATAAGAAAAATTCTAAAGAGTATTTTGCAGATTTAAAAGATATTGATAGTTACGAAAACTTCAAGCCTATGTTAGCACATGACTGGGCAAAAGTACAATTTGAAGAAGGTTACACACAACCTAAACTAGATGGTATCAGATGTGTTATAGATTCAAGAGGTATGTGGACTAGGGCAGGTAAGCCTATTAATAGTTGTCCTCATATTTGGGAAAGTGTTAAGCACGTTTTTGACACTATGCCTAATATAGTTTTAGATGGTGAACTTTACAATCACGAATTAAAAGCAGACTTTCAAAAGATTGTTTCTTTAGTTAGAAAAGTAAAATGTAGACCAGAAGAAATTGCAGAAAGTGCAAAACTAGTTGAGTATCATACTTACGATATGTATGATAAAGATAATACTACATTAAACTTTAAAGAAAGACAAGAAGTATTATCTGATATTGTAAAAGGTATCAATGGTAACATTGAGTTGGTTGCTACTAACAAAGTTTGGACATTTGCTGATATTGATAAACTTTATGGACAATACACTGAAGCCGGATATGAAGGACAAATGATTAGAGCCAATGCTCCTTACCAGTGTAAGAGAAGTAAGAACTTACTAAAAAGAAAAGAGTTTATTACAGAAGAATTTAAGGTTGTAAAAGTAATTGAAGGACAAGGTGCTTGGACAGGTTATGCTAAAAGATTTATTCTTGCATTACCAAATGGTACTGAGTTTGGTAGTGGTGTAAGAGGTTCTCAAGCACAACTTAAAGAGTTATTGGAAAGCAGTGAAAAGCCAAATTGGGCAACTTGCAGATACTTTGAATTGTCAAATGATGGTGTTCCAAGATTTCCTGTAGTAATAGATTACGGAGTAGGACAAAGAGATGACTGATCAAATTAATTTTAAAAATCATCCTTTTGTAGGAGTTGAATGGCCTGTAACTGGTAGTAAAGGTGACCAATATACAGTAGTAATGAACGACAAAGGATTTAGTTGTGATTGTCCTGCTTATGTAAAATGCAAACATATAAAAGGCGTAGAAGCCGGAATATTGGGCGAAGATTAATGGATATTATTTTAAAGGTTGCAATAATTGTACTATGTGCTATATTAATATTATCAGGTATGATATTATATAATATAAGTGAGCAACTATTTGAGATTAGTAAATTGTTTGAAGATATTAGAGAGATGATAGATCAAGCAAAAATTAACATTTATATAAACTAACAAAGGAGAGGAAATATGATAATAAACGTAGGTGATACAATACTAGGTAGTCATGGTAGAACTGGTGAAGTAATTAATATAGGAATTGCTACTGAACCAAATGACATTGCGGCAGAAAACGATACTGCTTTAAATGCAAAAACATATGACACTGAACTAGGATATACTGGTGCAGTTACTTATTCTGGTACAGATATGTGGGGCAAGACAAGCACTTGGTGGTGTTATTTAAATCAAGTACAAGAAGTTGTTAAACAAGGTGAAAAGTCTAACACAGATTGGATGAATGGATAATTGTCCACATTGCGGAAAGCCATTGCATATCAGTGAAGAACTATATAAAAAAATGAATGGCACATGGACAACACAAGAAATAATAGAAGCAACAAATAGGATATTGAATGAAGAAAAAAATAAAAATTTATTTGATACTAGGTAGTATATTTTTATCAGGACTTGCAGTTTCATATGGTGCTGGAACGTTTCAGCCAAATAAATGGACAGTAAAAAGTATTGTTGAAAATGTAAAATTTACAATGAGAGAAGAATGGAAGTCTTTAGGACTTAAAGAACCAAGTGTAGAATATGATAGTAATGTAGAATTTGTTACGTCAGTAGACAGATGTATTCAGTGGGTAAACTTTAATTTAGATCCTGATCAAAGAATTCCAAGAGAAATTATATTGTCTATGGCAGTATTAGAAACAGGTTATGGTAAAAGTAGATTTGCTTTAGAAGGAAATAATTTGTTTGGCATTAGGACATGGAATCCAGAAGCACCTCAATTAAAAGCAAAAGGTAATCCTGATGCTGAATGGGGAGTAAAAGCATATCCTACAAAATGTGCTAGTGTTAAAGACATGATAGAAATCATTAATAGGCATCCTGCTTATAAAGGATTTAGAACTGCTAGAGAAGAACAATTTTTAAATAACAGTATAAATGTGAATTTACTTGTTGATGAATTACATAAATGGAGTACTAATCCTGATTATGTTACATTGGTCAAATCTAAAATAAAGAAAGTGAAAGATATTCTAGATGACGCCTCAAGAAATATTTGAACGAAAATTAAAATGGAAACCCAATAGTCATAAAGTAAACCTACATTCTGACTATAAGGATAAAGGTATGGAATGGTGTAAAGTACAACTCTATAAATGTCAATGGGAGTTTGAAGAATATACTGCACCTTACCAGCATACATTTCATTTTGAACATCACCAAGATGCAAGAGCATTTATGATTTTTAGTAAGTTTTTTAAATGAGTAGGCTGTTTACATTTGGTTGTAGTTTTACCAAGTATCACTGGCCTACTTGGGCAAATATTCTAGGTAAAGATTTTCACGAACATCAAAATTGGGCAGAGCCGGGTGCAGGTAATCAGTTTATTCTTAATAGTTTAGTTGAGTGTACGTTAAGAAATAAAATATCTAGTTTAGATGCAGTAGGTATTATGTGGACTAATGTTGCCAGAGAAGATAGGTACACAGACTATTGGGTACTGCCAGGAAACATTTACACACAAGATACATATGATGAAAAGTTTGTAAAGAATCTTATCACAAACAAAGGTTTGTATATGAGAGATCTAGCATTTATGTACAGTGTTGATAAAATTTTAAAAGACATAGGTTGCAGATATTTTTACTTGTCAATGGTAGATATTACTAATCCTTTAAATCACGGTGACGCAGATGTTGGCAATGAATTACAAGAATTATTTGACTTATACAAACCTGTACTAAAACAAATTAAACCTAGCATACATAATGTAGTATTCAATTACGATTGGAGTTCTAAACCTGCAATGATGGAGAATGATATACGACATGACTATCACCCATTGCCATTAGAACATATTGAATACATGGAAAAGGTTATTCCTGAATATAAAATTTCAAATGCAACTTACACGTGGGCAAAAGAAATAGATAAGTTGTACAGAACAAAATTCACCAAAGAGGATTTCTGGAAAAGAGAATCTTTAAGTATAGATAGATTCTAAATGCAATAAATAATTACACAACAATCAAGTTGGAGCCAGGCAACGTCGAGCCTGGTCTTAGTAAGTGAGCACCGTGGTAAAAGCGGTAAGCAGAGGAGATATAAAATGGACGCACTCACCCTTTGGATGGCTGTGGGTTTCCTGTTCGCAGGTTATGCAGTTATCGCAAACGATTCAGTACAAACTCTTGGTACTTGGATCGCATCAAACAACGAAAAATTTAATTGGAAAGTAATGTGGGGAGCGGCATCGGCTGTTCTGCTATACACGTTATGGTATGGCTGGTATACCAATGCTGGTGATATTAGTTATGGAAGATTAAATAAAATTCCTTTCCAAGAGATACAATGGTACCATGCAATGGCGCCAGGATTACTATTAATACTTACAAGAATAGGTGTGCCAGTTAGCACATCTTTTTTAGTATTAAGTGCATTCGCTAGTACATTTGTATTAGAGAAGATGCTTGTAAAAAGCATGATGGGATATGCAGTGGCGGCAGTCGCGGCTTATGCTATTTGGATTATTGTTAGCAAAATACTTGACGAAGCAAAACCAGTTAAAGAAGAACATAAAAACTATTGGCGTGTTGGTCAATGGGTTACTACTGGTTTCTTGTGGTTTACATGGTTAAGCCATGATATGGCAAACATCGCAGTATTCTTACCAAGACAAGTTCCTTGGGACTTGATGATTATGATAAGCATTGTGTTTATTGTAGGATTAGGTTTCATGTTCCGTGAAGGCGGTGGCAAGATACAGAATATTGTTATTGAAAAACATAACACAAGATATGTAAGAAGTGCAACAATTATTGATGCAGTATACTTTTTAATACTTTGGTTCTTCAAAGAACTAAACGATATCCCAATGTCAACAACTTGGGTGTTCGTAGGCCTGCTATGTGGTAGAGAACTAGCAATGGCTACTATGACTGGTAAAGAAAAGTTCAAAACTGTATTTCCGCTTGTAACCAAAGACTTCATTAAGATGATGATAGGACTTGGTGCTAGTGTTGCAGTAGTTCTAACTATTCACTATATAATTGTACCAAACGGACTTTAAAAATGACTAGAGGCAAAGTAATTATAAAAGATAGAGTATTCAGTGTTACTATCAATGGTAAAAACGATTGTGTTATAATGACTGATGATGAAGCACTATTGGTAAAAATGAAATTTGCCTCTAGTAACGAATTTGAAATGTGGGATATGACTGAACGTCATGGTATGTTACCAAGGCATTTGCATAAACTTCAACGACAGGCAGATATTATGCCTGAAGGCGTTACATGGACAGGAGATAAACCTCCTAGCGAAACTTGGGTTAAAGGTGTAGGACCTGGCTCTTTTGGTGGTGCCGCTCAAATTATATGGGAATTTGACGACCTCATGGAAATGGAATGCTAATTAAATTTTATATCAAATGGATCTGGTATCCTAGTACTTGGAAAGTTCGTATACGATATTGGAAAGAGTTAGATACTTACTCAATTAGAATAGGTCCACTTTGGATTAAATGGTATAACACTTAACGACCCTTGCTTATATCGCATAACAGTCTTGCAAAATTAAGTAAGCATCACTGCCCTATTCAATGATAAATAAAAGGGTACACAGAATATCCGTGTATTCCAAGAGCGACTTCAGCTCAGAAAAAATGAATGGCACTTGGGAAAGACCAAGTGACGCCGGAAACAGACCGGGGTATTGCTTCCCTCAAGCATCATTAAAATTAGGAGAAAAGAGATGGATAAAGTTCTATCAATTTTCCAACGCCTGTGGTCTGTAGATAAAGTTGACCACCGCATTGGAAACGACCAGGTAATGATCTGGGCAAAAACAGAGTATGGAAGAGATTGGCGCCATGCATATGATCACTATTTGTGTTCAGGCAAAATGCCAAAAGAAGAAGCACCAAAAGGATTGAGAAATGTTTAGTAAGATTAAAGGTTGGTGGGTACAGTTTAACAAGTCACCAGAAATTAAGTATTTAGAAAAAGCAACAGATCACTATGATCTAGAATTAAGAATGAAAAGATTAAACTATCAAGGTTATTTAAAATAAGAGGGTAATAATATGACAACAATAGCAATTAAGGCATACTACTGTTCATTTTGTGAAACAGTAAGTAAATTTTTTAAATCAGTAATGCATGGCATTATTGCAATGGGCGAAAGTGCTGGTCGTGCAAGAGCGGCTAGAGAACTTACAAGAATGGGTTTGCACAAAGAAGCAAAAGCATTGATGCTCGGTAAGGACATAATTTAATGGTGCTAGGAATCAAAAAGTTTATTGACAATAACATAGTTTTGTGTTATTTTTTTAGAGAACTTTTTGGTTCCTATAAACCTGAAAAGTTCTATATGCGAGGACCTCGCATTAAATAAGTACTATTAGTTAGCAAGTTAAGGAAATGACAAAATGAAAGTATTAAGTTTTATTACGGCAGTGTTTGGATTTATATTCTTTGCAAATCTAGCATATGCAGATGACATAACATTAGAAATGTTAAACAAAAGAGATGATGGAGCCAAAATGGTTTACTCACAAGACATTGCAAGAGTAGCAGTTGGCGATACTATTACATGGTTACCTAAATCAAAAGGTCACAATGTAGAAATGGTAGCAGGACCAGATGGTGCTGAACTTCCAAAGAAATCAAAAAACAATAAAGAGTTTTCAATGACATTTGAAGTACCAGGTATATACTATTACTGGTGTACTCCGCATAAAGGTATGGGCATGATTGGCCTAGTAGTTGTTGGTGAAGATGTATCTAATAAAGATGCTATTGCAAAAGCGAAAGCAATGGGCAAAAGCAAAAAGAAATTGAAAGCATTATTAGGGGAACTGTAATGTGGCCATACACTGATGATGAATTAGAATTCATTAATACTCCAAGCAGAAAAGGTAATTAATTTTGGCACTAATGGATAAGATACGTGACTCGATTCCTGAGTTTTGTCTCAGTCATTGGTTGCTAAGGGTACCTCTTGCTATTGTTTTCATACAACAAGGGTTATCCAAATTACCAATTAGCATTGAAGATGCAGAAAGTTTTGGCCTTCCGTACCTAGTATGGTGGGTTGTAACATACGGAGAGTTAGGTGCAGGTATAGGACTTATAGTAGGTGGTTTATTAACAAAGCCATGGTTTCCAATATTAGATAGATGCTATATTCCTGATATAGGTGATATGCTAACGAGATTTAGTGGTATTACCGTATGTTGCATTATGACTGGTGTAATATGGGTAGGCGAACCTGAAAGTTTATTAGACGTTATTTTATACGATAATTTTCATGTATTCTTATGGGTTGGCGGATTATTCTTTGCTTTAAAGGGTAATCGAGTATAATTGATAAGTGAAAAGTGGCTTTTAGATTAATGAAAATGATAAATACTTTTGTTAAAAGATTAACAGGAGTCAAACAATGAATTCATTAATTGGCAAGGCACTTAAAGAGTCTAAAAAGACTGTAAAAGAAGACCTTATAGATGATACTAGAGTAATGGAAAAAGACCATGAAGTAAACATGGCGAAAAGTCAGTTGTATAAAACTGCAAAATATGCTATTGAATTGCATAACTTACTCAATAAAGTAACTGAAGACCAAGGTTTGCCAGGTTGGGTTCAAAGTAAGATTACTATGTCTGCAGATTATCTAGCAAAAGTAAAACATTATATGGAATATGAAAATAAACCAGAAGTTGAACTATCACTAGATACAGATCCTATTAAAGCCGGACCAAAGCCACTTTCCTTATCTGACCAAGATACATTTGAGTCTCTTTTAGACGAATATAAATCTAGAAAAAAATCATAAAAATCACTTGACAATAAGTGAATAGTTTGTTAGTATTGTAACAATATTAGCGAGGTAGAAATGGCAATACAAATTACATCCAGTGACAAAGATCGCCTGATTAACATAATCACAGAAGGCGTAAAAGTAAATCAAGAAATAGATGATCTAAGAGAAGGTCTACGTGAAACAGTTAAAGCAATAGCAGAAGAATTAGAAATCAAACCAAGTTTGCTAAACAAGGCAATCCGTATCGCACAAAAAGGTGATTGGAACTTGAAACAAGATGAGATGGACGATTTAGAAGCAATCCTAACTGCTACAGGTAGAAATTAATTGAGTTACGTTGACGCATATTTTGACCGTGGAAAAGATACTATCTATGCCGTAGAAAGAAACAACGGCATTAGAGAGTATAGAGAATTTCCAGTTACATATAATGCATACTTTGATGACCCGGGCGGTAAGCATACTAGTATCTATGGTACTAAAGTATCAAGAATATCAGAAAGGTCATCAAGCAAGTTTCAAAAAGAATTAAAAGTCAATAGTCATCGACGTCTGTTTGAAAATGACATGAATATGGTCTTTCAAACGTTAGCCAAGCACTATATGGACACACCTGATCCTAAATTACACATCGGGTTATTTGATATTGAGGTTGACTTTGATCCCAAAAAAGGATTTGCACCACCGAGTGATCCTTTTAGTGCAGTAACGGCTATATCAATCCATCTCAGTTGGCTTGATAAGTTGGTGACTATGTGTATCAAACCAGATAGTATGAGCAAAGAAGAAGCACAAAAGATATGTGATAAGTTTGATGATACTGTTCTGTTTGATACAGAAGTAGAAATGTTAAAGTTCTTTTTAGATCTAATTGAAGATGTTGACGTACTCAGTGGTTGGAACAGTGAAGGATTTGATATTCCGTACATGGTAAACAGAGTAATTCGTATGCTAGGTATGGATTATGCTAAAAAGTTTTGTTTATGGAATATGAAACCTAAACGTAGAATGTTTGAACGTTTTGGTAAAGAAGAACAAACATATGATTTAATTGGTAGGTTGCATATGGATTACTTGCAACTATATCGAAAGTATACATATCATGAGATGCACAGTTATTCACTAGATGCTATTGGTGAATATGAAATAGGTGAAAAGAAAACTGCCTATGAAGGTAGCATTGACTATATGTATAAAAATGATTTTGAAAAGTTTATTGAATATAATAGACAAGATACACTCCTACTAGTAAAAATTGATAACAAGAATCAGTTTATTGATTTGGCAAATGTTATTGCCCATGCAAATACGGTTTTGCTACAAACAACAATGGGTGCGGTTGCAGTTACAGACCAAGCCATTGTTAATGAAGCACATCAACAAGGAAAAGTAGTTCCTAGTCGTAAAAGAGATCATGGGCCTAACATTGACAGTGGAAGTGCAAATAAACAGGCGTATGACGCTCTTACAAGCACTACAGCCGCTGGTGCATATGTTGCTTATCCAAAGAAGGGTATGCATGAATGGATTGGTAGTGTAGATATTAACAGTCTGTATCCAAGTATTATTCGTGCATTAAACATGAGTCCAGAAACTATTGTAGGACAGTTTCAACCAGACTATACAAATATTCTTATTAATAAAAAGTATGAAGAAGGCAAAACTTTTGCAGAAGCCTGGGAGGGTGTATTTGCTAGTGCTGAATATGATTTAATTATTAACAAAGATAAAGACAAAGAGTTAACGTTTGTATATGAAGATGGAACTATGGAAAAAGGCACAGGTGCTCAATTTTATAGAATAATTTTTGGGCAAGGTCGTCCTTGGAATCTAAGTGCAAATGGTACAATTTTTAGAAATGATATACCTGGTATTATTCCAGCACTATTAAGTCGTTGGTACAGTGAACGTAAAGAACTACAAGGTAAAAAGAAAGAAGCAACTACACCAGAAGAAACTTCTTTTTGGGATAAAAGACAACTTGTTAAAAAGATTAACTTGAATAGTTTGTATGGTGCATTGTGTAACCCAGGCTGTAGATTTTTTGATATTAGAGTAGGTCAAAGTATTACACTAACAGGTAGAAGTATTACAAAGCATATGGCGGCACAGATTAATAAACTTATTGATGACCAATATGATTACTTAGGTAAAAGTATTATATATGGTGATACAGATTCTGTTTATTTTAGTGCATGGCCTTGTGTTAAAGAACAAGTTGAGGCAGGTGACATACAATGGAATAAAGATTTTATTATTGATTTGTATGATAGTATATCAGATAGTTGTAATGTTAGTTTTCCAACGTTTATGCGAGATGCATTTAATTGTCCATTAGAGTATGGAAAAATTATTGCAGGCGGTAGAGAAATTGTTGCTGAACGTGGATTGTTTATTACTAAGAAACGTTATGCGGCGTTAATATTTGACTTAGAAGGTTATCGTACAGACAGAGATGGTCCTGGTAAACTAAAAGCAATGGGTCTTGATCTTAAACGTAGTGATACTCCAAAAGCAATGCAAGTGTTTTTAGAAGAACTATTACTTGAAGTACTTAAAGGTGCTAAAGAAGAAACGGCACTTGATATGATTAGAGACTTTAGATTTAAATTTTCTAGTGCTCCAAGTTGGTTAAAAGGTTCACCTAAACGTGTAAACAAACTAACATTTTATGGTGATGCATTAAAACGTAAAGGTAAAGTAACAATGCCTGGACACGTTAGAGCGGCCATTAATTGGAATAATCTTAGAAGAATGAATGGTGACAGATACAGTATGGAAATACAAGATGGGTTCAAAGTTATAGTTTGTAAACTAAAACCTAATCCAATGAATATGACTAGTATTGCATATCCTGTAGATGAACTACAACTCCCAGAATGGTTTAAAGAAATGCCATTTGATGATGATACAATGGAAAAGACTATTGTTGATCAAAAAGTAAGAAACTTATTAGGCGTAATGGATTGGAAATTAAATGATGCAGTTGAGAACAATAATTTCGGTAGTCTATTTGACTTCAATTAAATGAAGTACCGTGTGTTAACAACAGGCGGTGAAACACAAGACGCCTATATGGATTGTTTTCAATTCTGTGCTAAAATAGCAGGTGAATGGGAAACAGATTGGTGGACACAAGTTGTCAATGATAATTGGACACCAGAACAAGAACAACATTGTTGGTATTTTAACGATAAAGATGTAGCCATGTTGTTTAAAGTGTTTAGCGGAGGCAGAGCATTAAAAGAAATAAGTTTGCATTAATTCAAATAGTTATGAAAAATAAACACTTGACAAATCTAAATAATATTGTTATATTAAACTATTCTATATCCGAAAAGAGGTACAAATGAAAGATATATTAAAAGATGTGGTAAAACACACACATGATCTTGGATTTATTGAAGCCGTTAAACTAGACGGCAATGATTCAGGAACACACGTTGAGGCCATGGAAACAGAACGACAAGTTGTGTTGTATGGTAAATTACATGAAACAGTGCCAGACTTGCAAGGTACTAGTGGTGCAAGTAACTTAGGTTATTTGAAATGGTTGTTAACATGGAATCATGTTAATGATGATGCAAGTACAATGGAAGTCAATAGACAGGAACGTAATGGTAATGAGCAACCAGTTGAACTAGAGTTCAAAGGTGCTGATGCTACTCCTTGGTACTATAGATTTATGAGCAGTGAACTAGTTGAAAGTCAACTTCGTACTGTTAAGTTTAAAGGTGTTGAGTGGGACGTTGAGTTCAATCCATCTGTAGACAGTATGAAAATCTTCAAAGAAGCGGCTACTGGTATTATGATGTTTGAGCCAACATTTAGTATTTCACTAGAAGATGGCGATCTTGTAATTAATTTTGGTAGTGGTGCTAATGCACACAGAGGTAAGATTATATTTGCAAGAAACATTGCAGGTAAACTTACTAAGAAGTGGAGTTGGCCAATTGACAAAGTAATTGCTATCCTTAATCTAGCAGACACTGGTAACTGTAAAATTAGTATTGCAGATGCAGGTGCTATGCAAATTACTATAGACAGTGGGATTGGTAGTTACAACTATATTCTTCCTGCAAGAGCATAGGAGAATAAATTGGAACAGATTAATCTAACCGACAGAAATGAAGACTATGCAGTATTTTTGCCAGCAATAAGTGGCATCTATGCAAAGTTTATGAGTGACTATCAGGCAAATAAATTGCCGCCTGAAAGAATTCCACAAGGTCTTCCTAAAGGATTAGATAGTCTAAAATTTCTAAACGAAAACGACGGTCTCTTTACTTATAAGTGGGGATTGTATTCAGCAGGTCATGCAGAGTTAGATATTAATAATTCTAATGAACGTGAAGCATACATTCAAAAAAGAGATAGAAGTAAGAATATTATTCTAGGCGATAGTGGAGGTTT